AATTTCTGTGCGGCTAATACTTGAGCTTGTTGTGCAATTGGGTCTTGAAGGAATTTCGCTTGAGCTAACATAGACATCGCTAAACCTTTCTTTGTACTCAGCCCACCAGCACCAGTAGCTGCCTTTGACCAGCAGCGACAGCCCTTTCCTGTCCGGTCTTCATATAGTCAGCGTTCATCCCCAAAGCTTCCATCAGCCCGCCAACTCTTCGAGCCGTGCGGTCAGTAGTCCCTCTTTGGATATATTTGCTGTCCTCTTGTTTGTCTGTAGGACTTATAGGATCGCCAAATCCCTTTATTGATTCAAATAGGCTTTTTGAAAACTGAGCCATTATATGTTTCTCCTGTTATTATCCACCAGAAATTAAATCTTCCAGCCACTGAGGAAGATGTCTTGTTATATTAGAGTTATTAGCCATAGAGGAGAACAAGCCGCCCCCGCCTATACTTCCCCCAATAATGTCTCCAGCGGAACTCATAGCCTGTCTCCACAGACCTGCTTTCTCTATTTCAGCCTGTAGTGCTGCTTCCAAACCGGACATCTTAGACTGCGCCCTGTCTTTAGCTCCCTGCGCTTGAGCTGTAGTAGCAATGTTGGACAAATTAACTGCTGGTTGTAGTGCGTTAAGCAACTGTGCCTGAGGTGCATAACTGGCTGACATCATAGACCCTAAGTTCTGTAGATCAGCGGCCTGTATCTGTCTGGGTGTCATTCTTGCTGTTGTTCCTAAGTTGAACATGCCCCCCGCTAGTCCTTGTAAAGACCCTGCCGTCCGCTCCGCCTCCAACTGTTCTTGGGAAGCCCTTTGCATTGCCATTATCCCCGCCTGATTCTGGGCTTCCGACTGCGCTTTAGCCATAGCAAGCTGTTCCGGAGTTCCGCCATATTGGTTGGTGGATACTCCTAAACGTCCCTGTGAAGCTAAACGCTGTTCCAAAGCAAGCCTTTGCCTTTCTTCCTCCGGAGTCTGTAAACCTCTAAGCCTTCCATATACGTCCTCTTCTCTGGCTGCTCTGTCCATAGAACCAGCAGCTAAAGAATAGTCTTGAGCTTGTGTTAGGAGGCCGCCAACACCCCCATATGCTTCATCAGCCAAAGTCTCGTAAACAGGATCATAGGCAGATGCGGCTGTATCCGCTAATACATTAGACCCTCCAAATAAAGTATTCTGGAGTGCCTGTTGATCAGGGGAAAGACCATAGGAAACACCTCCTAAACCAGACATTATCCTCTCTCCGGTTTCCGGATCTATAGCTGGCTCTCCTGTCTCCGGATCAATCACATATTCATTTCCGGAAGTGGTCACATCCCCAATATCGCTTGTTACTGTAAAGGGTCTAAATTGTGAACCCGCATAAGATTCGTCGCCTATGTCTGTAGCCCCTGCTTGCGCTTCTTCCCCGAAAGTCGTGAGCTTGTCCCCAAGAGTTTTAGCTGTTTTATAATCAAAACCTAATCCTAAAAGATCGTCTATCCAACTACCCATTAGTAAGTCCCGCCTGTTATTGTGCCTATAGTAGCAGTTCCATCCACAGTCAGTGTCGGTATCGTAATTGTCCCTGTGAATGTCTGTCCTGCTATATCAGCCTTGGTTGCGGAGACTGTCTGCAAGTTATTAAACTCTGTGTCAAAATCAACCCCCTTTATAATTTTAGCAGCGTTTCCCGTTGGAAGGGTATCCTTAGCTGTAAAATTGGTTATTTTAGTATAATTACTCATTAGATTAATCTCCCGATTATAGCCTGTATGTTTAGCTCCTGTATAGATAAAGCTTGCCCACTAATAGCGGCATCAACTCCGATAGTTACAACACTCCCAGAACCCGTTGTTTTCGTGTGGGGCTTATCAATAATAATTGAGGCAGTGTATTCCGAATCACTTTCATTAAATTCGTTTTCATTAAATTTAGCGATTTGACTACCACTATCTACAGTTATAGACTGTTTAGTAAATGAGTTTGTATAGTCATATCCCCAACTTACTGATGCCTGTGCGTTCTGGCCCCCCATGATTGTTATTATAATGTCCTTTAACATCTTAAGTCTTGAGGAATCTCCAAAAGTTAAAGGATTACTATAATACTGCATTTCAAAACTCAGGGAATAATCATAATGTCCCGTATATTCTGAAATCCCGCTCGTTCCACCAATATATACTTTTCCGTCTTCGGCCCTAATAAGACAAAGTGCTTTAAAATCAGGCCAAGTAGTTACCCTGAAACTGCCGTCCTCCATTGGGAACCGCATGTCAAAACAAAAAACATAATTAGAATCGCTAAAACTAATTAAGTAAAAGGCTTCTTCCGGACTATACACGGAGCGCACTGGAGAAGCTGTTTGTAAAGCGTTTACACTTAATAAATCATTCCTAACATTTTTACTTACGTCCCTCATCGGCAGGGAACTCTCCTGAATAGTTCTACCGAAACTTCTAATTCCAGTTGAAGACAGAAACAATAAATCCGTTCCAGTATGAGTTACTGCATCTCTTTCCGTACACCCTATATTAGCCAACGTATCCACCAGAGACATTGTTGCTGGGTCTGTAGCCCCGCTGTATACGACAATAGAGTTCTTCCCAAAAATAATTAAAAAATCATTATGGGCAGAAAGTGCCACTATTTCATCAACACCATTAGGCCAGACCTTCGTTATATCTAACGATCCCGTTGTCCCGCCTGTCCATGCCGTTCCGTCCAAAAGATCAGACCAGTAAATTGTAGATTTGTCCGTAGTGAAGTCAGCAACCCACAGTCTTCCGTATGCAGCAAGGGCTTCGTTTCCTTGTGGAGGTGTACCGGACGATCCAGCATGGCTCGACATTTTTGTAACTGTATTGTCATGACTGGAATAAACTAAAGGTTCGTAGCCTATTTGGAAAAAGAAAGCATGGTCATTAAAGTTTACTATTTTCCAGTTATTACTAGTAATGGAATAAGCGGAAGGTGTTACATCAACTAAAGTAGTTGTCCCTGTAAATATTTTGTTGTTTCCAGCGGACAACATAACATTAGAAGCTGTAGGGTGGAAGTATTCCTTCATTACTTCAATGCCGACACTTGATCCCAACAAAGAGGCACTTCCAGTTACTAGATTTAAACCTTTTCTTGAGCCTATCCTGCCGTATTGATCAATAATACAGTTGTTTGCTATTGATGCATAACTGGCATCCAAGGTTATTGGAGAGTCTTGAGTATTTAAGCCTCTAAATGCCGGAGCTGAAATAGTTATGTTTTGTCTTTGACTAGCCATATATTATACTGCTCGATAAATAAGCTCTTCCGGATGTTTTTGGCTATCTAAAGCCACTGCGTCCGATAAGAAAGAATTAGCAAAACTAAATAATTCCATAGATTCCCTTCCCCCTGTTTCTCCCCTCTCTCTGGAGGCAAGAGCAGTTGTTAAATGAATAACTGGCATATGAGGAACCAATAGAACGTCTGTTGGGTCTGACAAATCAGCCTGTCTTTTAACCACATTAAAATCTATGGAATAAACCCCGTTTGGTATAGGGTATAGCTTTACTTTCGTATCTCCTGAGCTATCTATTCCATAAAAAGTATAATATTGTGGTTCGGAAGTTGCCGGATCATTAATAAAGAATGTGTTGTCCATCCAATATCTATCTTTATAAATCATAAACGAGCTGGAAGTAGTATTAATAATATTGATTGTTTTTACATCATCACCGCTACCCGTTAAGGAATAAGTGTGTGTTGCGTCTACAGTAGGTACTGTTATTGTTGTTCTTAAAGCTGACCAGTCCCAAGCATCTTCTACGATCCGTTTAGCATCATTAACATATTCCCCCATTAAGGCAGTATATGTATTTTGATCAATAGAAGTAGCCACAGGCTCCCTCAGCCTTTTTAAAACAGCGTTTACCACATCTAAATACGTCATCTTCTAGGTCTTCCCTCATTAAGTGGGTCATAATTTATAAAATCAAAAAGCTGGGCTTTATTAATAAGATAAGGGTCAAATTTCAGTTTAACTCTTCTTGTTGTTATTGGGGGTTTAGTTTTAGAATCTCCTGCATATCCTCTAAGGCCCATCATGCCTTGCTCTCCAGTTTCCCCTTGCTCTCCAGTTCCCCCAGTTTCCCCAGTTTCCCCAGTTGCTCCAGTTTCCCCAGTTGCTCCAGTTTCCCCAGTTGCTCCAGTTTCCCCAG